GCAAGGGTCTTGTGGCTTCTGGCCCAGTGTCCTTCGCAAAGATATACTCTACACTCAACGAAGTCTTGAGGCGTGGAGGTGTCTATAAGAATGGTGCCGTAGTGTGCCACCTTGATCTTTGTCACCCTGATGTACTTGAGTTCATTCAAGCATCACGTGCCGAACTTCCTTGGGTTAAGCGTTGTGTTAATATCAACGATTACTGGTGGGAAGAAGCAACCCCTAATGTTCGACAAGCACTACTGCAAGGTATTCGACAAGGTGACATCTGGCTCAACAAAACCAAAATTGATAAACACGGGAATCGAATCCGTGGGAACGTTTGCTTGGAGGTGTACTTGCCTTCACGGGGAACCTGTCTCCTGCAACATGTCAACCTCGGGGGATGTGAACTCAATGACATTCAAAGTGCATTTGTCCACGGAATGTCCGAGTTGTGCGCCCTCCATTCCAAAACAGGTGTCGGAGATAGCGGGGAGTACCTACCTCCAGAGACAGATCGCCAAGTCGGTTTGGGAATGCTCGGACTGGCAAACCTGCTCCGTCGTTCCGGGGTAACTTACAAAGAGTTTGGTGAAGCTCTCGAAGCTCTCAACAACAAATCCCCACACGGACACACAACCGCTTCTGTCTTGGCACATGAACTTCGTGCTGGTATTACAGCAGCTGCTCAGGTAGCACGGTTCGCCAACATGGATAGAGCCTTCGCTATTGCCCCTACAGCGTCCTGTAGCTATCGTTATAAGGACTTGGATGGGTATACCACCTGTCCTGAAATTGCCCCTCCCATAGCCCGTCAGGTGGACCGTGACAGCGGTACCTTTGGCGTCCAGAGCTTTGACTACGGTCCTGTTGAGATCGCGTCTGAGGTTGGCTGGGAAGACTATAATAAAGTGGTAGACGGTATCATGCGTATGCTTGATAGTACCGGACTTCTCCACGGTTACAGCTTCAATAGTTGGTCTGATGTGATCACCTATGACGAAGCGTTTATTGAAGATTGGCTGCGATCTCCGCAGACTAGTCTCTACTATTCGCTTCAGGTAATGGGTGACACACAAGACAAGACCAGCGCCTATGCCGCTCTGGACGAGTCAGAGGTGGACGATTACCTGGAGTCGATTCTTAATGATCCTGCTCCTGATTGTAATTGCGGCGAATGAACCCCTATCAAAAACTACACTCTCGTAAAAGAACCTGGACTCCTGTCCAAACAACTGCTGGTACTCTTGTAGAAGGTGCGGAAGAAGCTATCTACCGTGCCTTGGCTATCCGCCACATGGAATTGCCAGTAGGTGATTTTATCCATGATGCACTTAAAAATGAAGTACCGGAAATGGCAAGGGATCTCCTTCTGTCCAATATCAAGGACGAGGAGAATCACGACCTTGCACTTGGTTACATCGCCAATGCTATCGGCGTTGATGAAAAGGCTGAGGAAGAAGCCAAGCGTCTCCGCGACGCCTGGGTTGCTCATCCAGATCATACAATCCTCAAAGCGTTGGTTGCCGAGCGTGCGATTTTCTTTGTGCTCCTCCCGTTCTTCCGATTTAACGGTGATGCGGGACTACGTACCGTAAGCGCAGATATTAGTCGTGATGAACAAGTGCACGTTGCCACAAATAGTTTGGTTGCTCGTGAGCTTAACCTCGATTGGAGTCCTAGTCTGGATAAGCTACGCAAGGCTACTATCAACTGGGTGCTTCAACCTCTTGGTAACTCACCCAATAAATATCTAAACAAAAAATTTTGGCTGGATGCAAGCGACCGCCTGATGTATGAGGGTAAAGCTCCTGAGCTTGCCGACACCAAACGTGCTCGTATGCCAGCGTTTTTCGAACATGCAAACCCCAACCTCCCTCAATACGCTTGATCTGCTAGATGTTAAAGGCATGACTGCTACAGCCATGCTTGCTAAACTAGACGAAACCTTTCCACCCACCAACCCTACACCTGAAGATACAATGGAAAAAATCATGTACCGATCCGGTCAACGTAGTGTCGTTGAGTGGGTCATCAATTATATGGAGGAAAACTAATGGGATCACCGTTCTTTGGGTTTCAATACCAACAGAAACCAGAAGTTTCTTTTTTAAGTCCTGATTACGGAGCCATTCAAGCTGGCTTTAAAAGTGCAGCTGATCAACAAGCTAACCGCATGATGCGGAACCAGCTGGAGATGAAAGCTTCCCAACTTGGGGTTTCAAACCAAGATGCTTACAAACTTGTTGAAGGTCCGCTGACTAATACTTCAGCTCTTCAAGAAGCTTGGAATAAACTTCAAGCTCCCGCCCCTCAACCACCTGTAGTAAACCCGCCACCGCCAACCGACCCTGGACCTACTACTACTGTAAATCCTCCTGTTACTCAAAAACCTGAAGACGACGTTGCAAAGAAATTTTCTGATGCTATCGCTGGTTTGACTTCTGGATTGAATAGTCAACTTACTGACATTACTACTCAGTTTGCTAACTATCAAAGACAATCAGAAGAACAGATGGCTGCTCTTCGTCAAAGCATGTTGGAATCACAGGTTCGTTCGTTTGATCGTCCTGAAGTAGCAGGTGTTAAGTCTGCTTCTGGTAGTGCTGGTGATGCTATGCAGATTGCTCGCCGTGGAGTTAAAGGTGCATTTGGTCGTACTGGTTTGCGTATTAGTTCCCTTAACGTTTAATTAAATGTCAGCTAAAACTCGCTACGACGTTTTATCCAGTGACCGTTCTCAGTTCCTAAACGAAGCTGAACAGGCATCTAAACTGACGCTCCCTTATTTGATTCGTGGCCATGAGGAACACACTTATGGCATGAAGAACCTGCTCACCCCTTACCAAAGCGTTGGTGCGAAAGGTGTAGTTACTCTGGCATCTAAGTTGATGCTAGCTCTGCTACCCGTTCAAACCAGCTTCTTTAAATTACAGCTTGATGAAAGTCAACTGGGGCAAGAGATGGGTCCAGAGATTAAATCAGAACTTGATTTGTCTTTTGCAAAAGTAGAACGAATCATCCTTGAATCTATTGCAGCTACTGATGACCGGGTAGCGGTGCACCAAGCACTGCTGCATCTTGTTGTCGGTGGTAATGCTTTGGTTTACATGGGTCGTAAGGGACTTAAAGTTTATCCTTTGAATCGCTTCGTTGTCGATCGTGATGGAAACGGCAACGTGATTGAAATCGTCACTAAAGAACGAATCAACAAAGAACTCATCGAAGACAAACTGCCTGAGAATTATCTACAGGATCAGCATGTCAGTGATAACTACGGTGATCACGATGATGAATGTGATGTGTACACACATATCAAACGAGAGAACAATCGTTTTGTGTGGCACCAAGAAGTTTATGATTACAAACTAAAAGGATCAGAAGGTAAAGCTCCTATCGATACTAACCCTTGGATTCCACTCAGGTTTAACACCGTTGATGGTGAGAACTATGGACGTGGAAGGGTGGGTCAGTTCATCGGTGATCTGAAGTCACTTGAAGCACTGACACAAGCCCTGGTTGAAGGCAGCGCAGCCGCTGCTAAGGTAATCTTTGTGGTGAGCCCAAGCTCTACCACCAAGCCTGCTACGCTGGCTAACGCTGGTAACGGTGCTATCATCCAAGGTCGTCCCGATGACGTGGGTGTTATTCAAGTTGGTAAAACTGCTGACTTCCGAACTGCTTATGAGATGACTGCTGTTCTTGAACGTCGTCTGAGTGAAGCATTCCTCATTTTGAATGTTCGCCAGTCTGAACGTACTACAGCTGAAGAGGTTCGGATGACACAGATGGAATTGGAACAACAACTAGGTGGCTTGTTCTCCCTGTTGACTGTTGAGTTCCTTGTACCTTACCTTAATCGTAAGTTGAGTGATGCTCAAAAAGCTGGTGAGATTCCTCGCTTGCCTAAGAACATTGTGAAACCTACCATTGTTGCTGGAGTTAATGCGTTGGGTCGTGGTCAAGACCGTGATAGCCTAACTCAGTTCCTTACTGTGTTGGCAAATACTCTTGGTCCTGAAGCTATTGGTCAGTTCATTAATACTGATGAAGTGATTAAACGCTTTGCTGCTTCTCAAGGTATTGATGTCCTTAACCTTGTACGCTCTATGCAAGATGTACAGCAAGAACGTGCTGCTGCTATGGAACAGCAGATGATGCTACAACAACAGCAGATGGCAGTTGATGCAATGAAAGCACCAATGAATGATCCTTCTAAAAACCCTGAGTTGAATCCAGCTCTTGTACAACAACAACAACCACCTGAACAATAAACATGGCAGAAGTAATGTCAATGATTCCAGATGAATCACCAGTCGGAGAACTTAATGCTGATGAGCAAGAGTCCCTACAGATTGGTGAGGAGATGGAAAGCCAGCAGGAACAGCGCCTTGCTGGTAAATATAAAAACGCTGAAGAACTGGAAGCTGCTTACCTTGAACTTCAAAAGAAACTAGGTGAAAAGACTCCTGAAACTTCTACAGAAGAAGAACCTGAACAAGAGTCTTCTGATGGTTCCCTGTTGGATCAACTTTGGGAACAAGCTAAAGCAGACAAATACGATAATGAAACTCTGCAACAGCTGTCAAAAGCAGATCCTAACGAACTTGCTAAGATGTACTTGGAGTACCGCCAAAAAGCGGAGAGCAATACCCAAGCACAGATGACTGCACAAGATGCTACCAATTTGAAAAACGCTGTTGGTGGTGAGGAGAAGTACAATGAGATGATTGGTTGGGCTGCACAAAATATGTCTAGTCAAGAAATTGATTTGTATGATTCCGTGATGGAAAAAGGTGATTCTGCTGCTGCTTACTTTGCAGTTCAAGCACTTGCTTATCGTTATCAAGAGTCTAATGGTGTTGAAGGTAACCTTGTTCAAGGTAAATCACCCTCTACTAGCCCTGGCTTCCGTAGCCAAGCTGAACTTGTACAAGCAATGAGTGATCCTCGTTACGATAGTGATCCTGCTTATCGTCAGGATGTAACCCGTAAACTGGAACGCTCTAACATTCAATTCTAATGAACGACACAAACATCTGGGCTAAAGAGCCACCCCTTATTATGACTGATCATCCCTACGGTGTTCCCCACAATGAACGAGCTGAACAGCTCAATGGTCGCCTGGCTATGCTTGGCATCATGGCTGCTTTGGGTGCTTACGCACTGACTGGACAAATTATTCCTGGTATCTGGTAATGCCTGCTAAGAAGATTAAAGAGTATGGTGGTAAAGAAGTGTACGCTTCTAAAGCTGCCATGAAGAAGCACGAATCTAAAGAGTCCAAAAAGATGGAAACTAAGGAGAAGCGCGGTGCCTCTAAAAAAAGGTAAGTCGGATAAAGCAGTCTCCTCTAACATTAGCAAGTTGAAGGGTGAAGGTTACCCTCAGAAACAAGCTGTTGCTATTGCACTCAGCCAAGCTGGTAAATCTAAAAAGAAAAAGTAATGGCTAAACCTGGACTCTATGCTAACATCCACGCTAAGCGGATGCGTATCAAGCAAGGCAGTGACGAAAAGATGAGGAAGCCCGGTACTGCCGGTGCTCCCACTGCTGCACAATTTAAAGCTGCAGCTAAAACTGCTAAGAAAAAGTAGTACAAATAGCCTTAGTTCTAGCGAGTAGTTCTAAGGCTTAGATGTAGTGGTCATATAAAAGTTCTTTGCTTTTTAATTATGATTCCTCTTTTAACTACTCTGTCAGTGATTTCATCTTGGTACGGTCCTGGCTTCCACGGAAACCTCACCGCCAATGGTGAACGATATAATCAAAACGGCCTTACTGCAGCGCACAAGACACTCCCCTTTGGAACTAAACTTAAAGTTTGTTTCAAACGGTGTGCCGTTGTTCGGGTCAATGATCGTGGTCCTTATCTTCATGGTAGGAACTTAGATCTCAGTAAAGGTGCGGCTGATGCAATCGGTCTCACTAGCTCTGGAGTTGGAAGAGTTCAAGTAACTCGTCTTAACTAACTTCAATTCATGACTGCCACAATTGCAGCACCATCCAAATCTAATTGGAATACTTTCTGTGACTGGGTAACCAGCACTAATAACCGTCTTTATGTCGGCTGGTTTGGGACACTGATGATTCCGTGTCTTCTTGCAGCCACCATCTGCTTCATCGTTGCATTCGTTGCGGCTCCCCCTGTCGATATTGATGGCATCCGAGAGCCCGTAGCTGGGAGTTTACTTTATGGAAACAACATCATATCGGGAGCCGTCGTTCCGAGCAGCAACGCCATCGGACTTCACTTCTACCCAATTTGGGAAGCTAATTCACTTGATGAATGGCTCTACAACGGGGGACCTTTCCAACTCGTTGTCTTCCACTTCCTCATTGGCATCTATGCTTACATGGGACGAGAGTGGGAACTTAGCTATCGACTAGGGATGAGGCCCTGGATCTTTGTTGCATACTCTGCCCCGGTCGCTGCTGCGACTGCTGTATTCCTTGTCTATCCATTCGGTCAAGGTAGCTTCTCGGATGCTATGCCTCTCGGTATATCTGGTACGTTCAACTACATGTTGGTCTTCCAAGCCGAGCATAACATTCTCATGCACCCGTTCCACATGCTCGGTGTGGCTGGTGTCTTCGGTGGGTCACTCTTTAGTGCTATGCATGGCTCGCTTGTTACGTCCTCGCTCATTCGTGAAACAACTGAGGAGATCTCTCAGAACTATGGTTACAAGTTTGGGCAAGAAGAAGAAACTTATAACATCGTAGCTGCCCACGGTTACTTTGGTCGTCTTATCTTCCAATATGCTTCCTTCAATAACAGCCGTAGTCTGCACTTCTTCCTGGCTGCCTGGCCTGTCGTTGGTATCTGGTTTGCTGCTCTTGGTGTTAGCACCATGGCATTCAACCTGAATGGTTTCAACTTCAACCAGTCACTGCTGGCAGCCGATGGGCAGGTGATTAACACCTGGGCTGACATCCTTAACCGAGCCAACCTTGGCTTCGAGGTGATGCACGAGCGTAATGCTCATAACTTCCCCTTGGATCTGGCAGCTAACAACATTGTTCCCATCGCTTTGAAAGCTCCTGCTATTGGTTAATGCTATGGCACTTGGATACAATCCTAAATCTACTGGTGTAACCATCGACTATGTAGTGAAGACTGCTGGTGATGAGTTCTTTCGTACTGCCTACCCTGAACCCTATAACAAAGCTAACTCTCTTGCCCAGTGTAAGAAGCTTAGCCCTAAGGGTGCAGAGAAGGTAGCGACCTGATCCGTTAAGCGGACTGGGAGGTGCAAGTCCTCCCTCAGGTATTGACTATTGGCCCGGTACGCTGGACACCCGATAGTCATTGACAGTCTGGAGAGACAGACACCCATAAAAATATAGCGCAAAAAATTTCTCA